TGTAGATATTGGTGCGGTGCATGAAGTTGCGGACGATCTCAGTGCAGGCATCCATCCAAAGGCGAACCTCATGGACAGTGCGGAGCGCAGGATCGGAGGCGTCGAACTTGAACCAGGGCTGGCTTGGCGACGACAGGCCCGACGACATGCCGTTGCTCAGCGTCCGGTGCGCCCGCATGGCCGTGGCGTTGAACAGGCGGTTGTTCGCCGTCCCGCCCGACGCAGCACGCCCGCCGTTGCGGTCGATGTTCGTGCCCTTGTCCGAGCCGCGTTGACCCGACACATAGGGCGAGAGCCAGCGCAGGGTGTTGCGGGCGACTTCCTCGTTCCCGACCTCCCACGGCTTGCGGAGGGCGTAGAGGCCCTTTGCCCGCGCCTCGGACTTCTTCAGCAATTCGAGGTTGGAAATGTGCACGGGGCCTAGACCTTAAAGCGGGCGATGTAGGAGGGTCCACCGCGCTCCCGCACCTCGACCTCATAGAGACCTACGCGTTGGACAGTTGACCAAGCGGGGAGCGTTAGGAACTCACCACCCATCACATTAATAACCGAGGGGAACTCTGAAAGCTCAGGCGCAGGCTGATGTTCATCCAAAACAGGGCGTCCAAGCATGGTCTTCATTGGCCCAGCACCTGTTTCCCGGCGACCGGAGCCGCACCGACACCACCCGGAGCCGTCAGGATCATCGAGGCCATCGTCGCGCGACGGGCCAGCATGTCTTGATTCTGGGTCACGAGTGCAGGCGCGTCAGGCATCCGGGGTGCTTGACGCGCGGCTGGCGCTGCTGGAGCCTGGGGCCGTCCACCGGTACACATCAGCGCACATCCTGCATTGCACGGTCCATGATCGCGGCGAAACTGTCACCACCACCGTTGGCCCTGTTTACCTCACCGATCTCGTCTGCGCTACCGGCGACTTTGCGGGGTGCGACAGGCATGGCAAAGGTCAGTCCAAGGGCGTCGGCGCGGTCAGGTGAGGCGAGGCCGCGCTTCTTCATGTCAGACTTCTTCTCCAGCACGATCGCGCTGTTGCCGTCGAAGCCGTACTGACGCCCGACAAGATCGGCCTGAAGGTCATCGTCATCGGAGATTGCCCCAAGCTGGAGCCAGTCACGCATCCCGACCCACATGGTGGCGGCAGCGTTCACCGTGCGGGCTTCGATGCCGTCATACCCGACCACGCCGCCCTTGCCGCCGAAATTGACGGGATAGATCAGATACCGCTTGCCGATCAGTTGCTGCATCCGGTCATAGACCCCGGCGCCGATCCCCCCGACATCGACGAACACCGCGTCAGGGCCGTTCTGCACGCACCACAGCGCGGCCTCTGTTGCCAGGGTCATCGTGTCGAGACCCTTCCATTCCTTGTGCGGGATGGTCTTGGCGTCGCGGCCCCGTCGCGGCTGAAGGACAGACGAGTCATCGCCGAACCGCGCCACGTCCAGCCCAGCGATCAGCGGGTCAGACGGGATGAACAGGGGTTCGCGCTTCCGCGCCGTCTCGACCAGATCCAGCGGAATCAGCTGCATCGAGCCAACCGTGGGGAACTGGCCCCTAACCCGCACCTTGAAGAAGTCGCTATCCTCGCCGTAGCTCTCAAGCCAGGTCTGGATCAGGGCCTTGTTGGTCCGCTTGACGTTGCGCCCGTCGATCTGCCTCGACCGCCAGTAGCGCCGGAACTTGCCCGCGATGATCTCGTGGAACCGGCCCGTGTTCTGCGTCGGGTTCCCGTAGCACAGAAGGATGATCTCGGTGTCCTTGTCGGTCAGGGCGCCCTCAATCGTGTCCCAGATGGGCTCTTGGATTTCGGAGGCCTCGTCCACCAACATGAGGACGCGCTTGCCGGCGTTGTGCATACCGGCGAACGCGGCCGGGTTGTTCGGGTTGTTCGGGATCGCCGTGATGCGCCAGGTGTCGGGACGCTCGATCGACCTGAACTCGGTCTTGGTCAGCTCGAACACCTTGCCCGCGATGGGGAACTGCTGAACGTGCAGGCCCCACCACTTCGACACCTCGGCCCAGGTCTTGGTGCGAAGCTGGGTGTCAGAGTTGGCCGTGACTACGCCGCGCGCGTCAATACAGGTCGCAGCCGCCCAGATGATGACGAACGATGTCTGTGCGCTCTTGCCGATGCCGTGGCCTGATGCCGTGCCTCCCCTGAACGGCGCATAGGTCTTGGCCTTCGCCTCGCGCTTCAGATGCTCTCCCAGGTCCGCAAGCTCAGACCGTTGCCAGACATCGGGTCCATCCTCGTCATCGAGCCCGCTTCCCTTCTCGCCCCAAGGGAAAGCCCAGAGCGTGAAGCCCAGCGGATCATACCGGAACGATGCCAGGGCCTCAGCATAGGCGGTTAGCTGCTGGTCTTCGGTCATGCGCGGGCTCCAGCGCCGCCGAAGCCGTGACGGGCGATGACCGACGTGCGGCTGGACTTCAGCACGGGCAGCGGCGCCGGCAACGTGAACAGCCAAACCAGCCACGAGGGCCACGACAAACGAGGACAGACAGGGCGTGCGATCTCTTCCATCAGAGCGTTATGAGTGGCGATCATGGCGCTAACGTCGGAGCGCACCTCAGCCCGACGCCTCGCCGTATCCGCTTCGGCCTGCATTTGGGCGACATGGCGAGGATCGCGAATCACCATCCCTATTTGCATCCGCATTTCGCGGGCAGAAAGGTCAGGGCCAGCAGGGGTGAAGAACTTATCTCCTGCTGCGTCGTAGATGCCGACGATCTCACCGGGCTGATATAGCTGACCGTTGATATAGGCAGGCTTCGACAGGACAAGCGGTCTATCGTGCTCCACGTCGATCAGAGACGGCAGACTGTTATTCATTGCGGCCATTCTCGCACCCACATATTGCAACACGCTTGCTCAGGCGTAGCGGCGTTGCACGTCCACAAATCGCGCCCATTCCATTTGCAAAACTTCCGCCAGCCCGCCCGTCAGGCTTTGGGCGCAGCGGTCGATCGCCTTGGCGTCCAGCGTGCATACCAGACCGGCGACGTGTTTACGATAGACGCGCTCGGGCCGGTCTGGGCCGGTGATCGTGGTCTCTGTCCAGTCCGAGGGAATCAAGTCACCAATCCAAGCGCTTGCCGGTGTACCGGTACGCGGGCCAATGTCTGAACTCCTTGTTGAAGGTCGCCAACGCGCCGTAAATGACAAGCCCAAACGGACCATAAACCCCCAACAGTATCCCAAAGCCCATTCCGCCCCTCACATCACCGAATGGCTTGGTGAAAGCGGCAAACACGAGACCATAGACCAGCACCGAACAGGCAAGCCAAAATGCAACTACGACAAGAAAGGTCATATCTCGATCCCCTTGGCGATCTCATCCAGCATCAGCGGCCAGACCTCTTCAGGCGTGTGATCGACCGTCTCGCGGTTCAGATGCCAAGCCCGTGTGTTCGCCCGATCCCACGACCCCTCATCCAGATTCTGCATTTCGGCCAGAATGATCCGCGCCTGGGGTATGTACTGGCGGATCATGGGCGCCGTGTCGCATCGGTGCGTCGCTGCGATGATCGTGGCAATGCGATACAACAGTGATCGACGCGCTATGCGGCCTGCCTTCACCATCGCTCGGTCGCTCTTAGTGTGTCGGGTCATCCATGCCCTCCCTCAGTTGCCTGGCCGTGATGGCGAGGCCCGGTTGTTCCATGCTCGTCAGATGCCAATGGCGGCAGCGAGCGCATCCGTAGGGCCAGAACCGCGTCGCGGCGGCTGGGTCTCCGCTGATATGATGCTCTCGGAGCCTGTACTGGCCCACGGCCCTTGCGCTGGCCTCTGACTTGTAGATGGCCTTGCGCTCGCACACCTCAGCGCGGAGCGGATCGTTCGCAGCCTGTAGGGGCGGGCGTTTCACAGCCACGGACCATAGAATAGGTGGCGATTACCAACGTGATGCGGGTTTGGCACTCCAGGTTTGTCCAAATACGACACGAAGCCATCCCGGTTGCACCTCTCAACAAAAGCCGCAGCCCAAGGAATCGCCGCCAAGACGGGATCTAATGGATAGTAAGGCTTCACCACGGCCACCACTTGCGGCGCCGGGGTGTGGGGACCGGCATACCATAGACCTCGGGCTCATGGAGCGGGTTGTACCGTGCGACGGCTGCGCGAGCCGATTTAAACGGCTCAGGCCAAGGGCCGACGAAATCACATGCATGAAAACCGCAATTGGTGAAGCTGGATTCAACGCCCATCCGCGCCTCAAGGATGCAATGGACGAACTCGATGCCGTCATATGATCCGCGTGGTCGAATCCATTCGTCAGATCGGCGAATCTTATATTTCCTCAGCACGCCCCAGCCTCTTCAATCAACCGCGCGATCAACGCGGTGCGCCCTGGCTCGGGCAGGGAATAGCCTTCAGCCGGCGTGCTACGGCCATCACGCGCCGTGACGATCAGGTCAGGCAGGCCGATGTCCTCAAGCGCCTCACGGAGCCAGCAGATGCGGGCGTGAAGGCCCTTGCGGCTCAAGGTGTCCTGTTCCGTCCAGTGGCGCGGGCGCAAGGCCTGGATGGCAGAGACGGTGACGACACGGCCCTTGGCTTCGATCAGAGCGCAGACGATGCTTGCCCGTGCGCGAGATCCGAGAAGGTTGAACGCGGCCACCTCAAGGCCAAGGCGTTCGAGCGGGCTCACAGCGCGCGCCTCTCATGAAAGAGCCAGCGGTGAACCGTAATCATAATCCAGATCACGGGAGGTGCCTCCAAGTCTTTCGCGTGATGGCCTTCATAGCCGTGCTTAAGGGAACGCGAGACCGACGAGCAATATCGCGGCCCACGCCGCCAGCGTCGTATTCAGCACGCATTGAAAGAACCTCCGACTCCGTAAGGTTCACCGAATTCCCACGCCTTTTCCTGACCATATCCACCATATTGGCGGATTGGGTCCCTATCCACAAATGGTCAGGGTTGACACAGAGCTTCACGTCGCAACGGTGACAGACAACCATTCCCTCCGGGACGGGACCGATGAAGGCTTTATAGGACGCGCGGTGAGCTGATGTCCCGCCATTGTCTCTGATCGCACCATAGCCGCCGCCCTTTATTCCACCTTCCCAGAACCAGCACCCTCCGTTTGGGTCCATCTGAACCCGATCCAGAATTCGCTCGGTCATCGGCTTCATGTCGTTGGCTCCAGTCCTTCACCGCCGCACCGTTTGCAGCGGACTATCAGATCATCATCCCAGCCGTAGTCTGGCCGGGGCACATAACCGGCGCCGTCGCACTTTCGACAGAACACGGCGTCTCCGTCAACACGAGCGATCGGGCGCAGGCCACGATCAGCACGGTTCACGCCTTCAGCAGACCGAACAGAATCGCGGTGTGCCGACTCCAGCGTATAGATTGCTCGGCCGGTCACGCCACATCGCCAGAGCCGTCGAGCAGCCAGCGGCGGCCATGAGCGTCCTCGACATACGGGCGTCCTTCCCCATCGTCCTGAACGGCGGACAACACCAACTCAGCAGCCAAGGCGGGCGGATACGTCCGACCCTTGCGGGGCTCAGGCTGGGTGAACCGCATCGCGAGAGGCCGGGCCATCGCGTGCATATCCGCCACGGTCTGAGCCCGCAGCGCGTCGTGTTCTTCCTTGGTCATCTGTCTCTCCGTCGCTCCCCACGAGCGCCCGACACTATCAACAGACTGTGGAGCGTTGGTCAATCCTCAGACGCATCGGGATCAGGCAGAGGACCGCAGATGATCCGATGCCCTTTGTCGTCGGTCAGCCAGAATGATTGACCCTTGCGCGCCCTGGTGAAGACGGCCTCAAGATTGTCGCGCCAGTGGTCCCGCTCCATCTGGGCGTGAGCCAGTGCGGCCTTCGCTGTTTCACGCTCAAGGCGATGCTCCCACGACAGCCGGTTATAGACTGACGTGGGGTCGCTGATGTTGATGTGGTCAGGCATCGACCGGCCCCCTGATCCTGACCAGCTCGTCAACCGTGCGGGGCGATGGGCTGTGCGCAATGATCGTGTCGAGGACGGCGTTGACAGCCATTTCAGTCGTTGCCATGCCCTCGTTCTCGCCGATCAAAACCTCAATCGCCTCGACACACGCCGCCTTGATCTCAGACGGCCCGCGCAGATCGGTGGTCAGTTCGCTCTTATCCATTGGTCTTCTCCTTGCGTGCTTCAAGCATCGCGTCTGCATAGACATAGGCCGCTTTGGCGATCCGCTTTCCGCCCCTATGTCCGTCAAGAGTCTCTTCACGCTCATCAGGGGCGAGGCTGGAGACCAACCCCGTCACCGCCGCCATCGCAAGTTGATCGCGCAGCGTAATCTCATCCATCGTTTCCGTCTCCATTTGCGGGACGTGCCCGCTGCATTGCAGCCGCCATCTTGGCTGCGAAATCACTCGACACGTCATGCTCGACCTTATCGACCAGCAGGCCGTGATATTTCATTACCAGGCCCAGCGCCGCGACCTTGTTGTGCATCTTGGTCTTCACGCGGCGGACCTCGCGCTTGATCGTGTTGCCCGCCTCATCGACCTCGCGACCATCGGTGAAATCCTCGATCGTCAGCTCAGCGATGGCGTCAAGGTCGTCGGGCCCGGCTTGGTTCAGGTCCGTGTAGGGGTCACCATCGGGGGTGATATGGACGAACCGGCGCACCGATCCGCGCGCCAGCTTGGACGCTTCGGCCAGGGCCTCGTTCGCCGTCATAATCTTCGCGACGTGCATCCCATCAATCAAACTATCGACCAGAGCCTTAACGCCAACTTTTGCTAATAGCTGGCTCGCCTTGGTGCGGGCGGTCTTGGCGCTGTAACCGGCGCGGATCGCAGCCTGCGTGCCGTTCAGATCCTGAACGTACTCGTGGGCAAAGCGGGTCTCACGGGGGTTGAGGGTCTTGGGTTCATCGGTCATGCGGGCTTCTCGCCCAGGATTGTGTCGATCATGGCCTCAAACGAGTGAATGTGCGCCTGCACGTCGTGCTTATCGATCCAATCGACGTCAGGCTCCCTAATCGCCAGCAGCAGAGATCGGGCGCTGTCGATGAAGCCTTCCCGCCCGGCCTCCCAGACCCGCTCAGCGTCAGACCGGTCTTCGCCTTCGGGATAGGCGCGCTCAGCGTAGCTCTCGAACAGCTTGCGGGCCGCCTTCTCCAGCATCGAGGTCACGGCGCCGGTCACCGATAGATCGGCGAGCCGTCGATGGCATACCCCCTCATGCTACGGGTTTGGCCGAGGTTCTTGCTCAGGTCGTCAGTCGGTTTCAGATACGCGACCTTGGGCTGGGTTCGGACCTGGGTGATGACCCTGCCGGCGATCACGTCCACCGCAACATCATTGCCATCGACATAGGCGATTCCGCCAGGACCGAGCGTTCCCTCGACCTTCAACGGTTTGGGCTTCGCCTTCACCGGCGCCGTGTCGAGTTTGACGTAGCCTTCCAGAAGATCGAGGCGAACGTCGAGCGCGGCCTCAATGATCGAGGTCTTGGACACCTGAAGCTTAGCGGCGATCGCAGCAAGGCGGTCGAGTTGCGCCGGCTCCAGGCGAAGGGGAACTGCTTTTCTAGCCATTCGCCACCGTACCTACGTACATACGACAAGGCAACCTCATCCCTGTGCGCTCCCTGTGAGGGCGGAACGGGCTGGTAGTCGGGGCCGCTGATCGTGGTCGCACTTGATCGACTGGATGACCTCATAGCCCCCCAGCACCGTGCCGGGCTCTTCGTGGTACGGGCCGTTGCGGTCGCCGATCTCGCAGAAGTTCAGATGCGAGAAGAAGACTTTCTGCCAGCCAGGGGGCGATGCGGGGTAACGGTTCAGGCCCAAGCACTGCTTGAACATATACTCTTTCTTCCCGCGCGATCCGATGAAATGAAACACCCGCACGATGTCGCCGCGCTCTATCGGGATGCCGTGTTTGTCGTAGCAGTGCGCCTCCGCGATCAGGTCTTCGGTCGGGGCGGTCAAAGATCGTACTCCGAAGAGACGCCGCACCTGAACAGGTCAGCTTTGGCCTCGTTCAAGGTGTCGATCACCTCTGCGGCCTCATGAAACTTGCCGCGCTCGTTCAGTGACGCCAGATCATTTTCGAGGTCTTCGATCTCTGATTTCAGTTCTCGCGCGCGGCGATAGTTCGGGCGTAGGACGCTGGGATAGGTGGTCATGCAGCACCTTCGATAAGGTCGGACCGCGCAATCAGGCCGGTCGAGTTGTTCCAGTACATCCCGGGGTGAGGCCCTCCCGGACCTTGGACACAGCCGTAACCGCGTCGCTCAAGGCTCTTGGCGGTGGCATAGTGAGCGCCGGTCCGAAGCTCGACGCCGCACCCCTCTTCGCCCGTCACGTCGTCAGGATCGCTCGCACAGAGCATCGAGCGTTGTGCATCGGTGAAATC